CAACGGGAGCCGCCTGAACAGGCGTGTCTGGATTGTAGCGCGTCCAGCCATTTTTTTCATCTAGTTCGACCTCAAGTTCCATTGTTGCAACTTTGGCGCCGTGGATAGGGTGTACGAGTGTAATGTTCATATTAAAAAGGGGGTGATTAGCCCCCTTTTAGTTTTAGCCAGCAATACGGTAAAACACGTACGTAGCAGCGCCGGTTTTACGGACGCGCCATGTGCATGATGTCACCGCAGCAACAGCGGCCACACCAACCAAGGTGCAACCAGTGTTAGCTGTCACAGTAGCAGCGTCAGCAGCGTCTGTGTTGATGATGACGAAGTCAAAGCAGCTATCAACTTTCATGCTAGGAAACGCATTGTCAATGTCAGCGCCCAAGGGTACTGTCAAAGCGCCAGCGGTGCCGTTGAAAGTGATGATGCCGGTAGCCAATTCAGCAGGAGTCAAAGTAGCTGCCGCTGTCTTAGCTGTAGGGGCCACTTGCGTGACCATGTTGATTTCGTTCAGATTGCCGTCACCAAACTGGTAACCGCCTGCGCCATTAGGTAAAGCCATGATAATTTCCTTTCAAAGATGTATACGAAGAAAGGGGCCGAAGCCCCAATCAATTAGCCCCACATGCGGACGGCCATTTGTGGACGAATTGTGTTATAGCCATACAACACGTCGATACGGCAAGGCATACGGTCGTTGTTGATGTCGTACTGACGAACAACGCGCAAGCTGATACCGTTGTGAACTGCACGAGCAGCCATGTCAACGCCTTGTGGCAACAACAAGTCAGCGGTCGCAAATGTGATCGCATCTTTGTGGTAAACCAAGTTCTGAGCGTAGGTGCTAGAAGCAGCGCCAACGAACACGACAGCAGCGCCGGAAGCAGGGAAGCTGTCCACGGTAGCCAAAGCGTTAGTAGCAGTGTAGATAGGAGCAACAGTGATGTTGCCTTCGCCGCTTGAACCCAAAGTCACGTTTGCAGTAGCAACGAACTGGAACAAGGAACCTGTTGACTCACGTGTTTGTGGGTTAACAGCATAGCAGCCAGCAACAGTGAACACGTCACCGATCTTCACAGTGCCTGCGTTACCGCCGCCAGTGATAGCGATGGTAGTTGCGCCTTGTGAAGACACAGAAGCAGACAAAGTAGCACCAGTAGCGCCGCGTGAGCCAGTTGTGAACTGCTTGATAGACTGAGACATGTTGATCTCGTCAAAGCCCAACACGCCAGTGCCCATCATGCCGTTCTTGAACTGCTTGCTGATGGTGTCTGTTGGGTTGAACAAGCCCTTCAAGCCTTCGACCAAACCAGCGTTGGCTGCTGGGTTGACGGTGGCGTAACGGGGGTTCATCACAGCAGCGTTCTCGTTCAGCTTCTGCTGGGCTTGGAGCAAGACCAAAGAAGTAGAAGGAGTTGTACCAGGTGTACCAACAGAGTTACCAATGCCCAAATAGGCGTTAGCAACGTCAGCGTCGATAGAAGAGGCCAACTGGCTGATACGTGGCTTCAAGACACGCTCTGCGAAGTCGTCCAACTGCATTGTCAATTCAGCAGATGTGAAGTTGACGCCGATGTGCTTTTGTGAAGCAACAGTCAGTGTGGTGTACTGCTCGTTGTCGTCTTGCACTTGCAAGGCGGCGCCGTCAGTTACCAGAGCGCGGTCGGGCAAACGGATACGCAGTGTAGAGCCGATCTTAGCGCCTTCAACAGCGAAAGAGTCGTCATACTGGCGGTTTACGTTACGGGTGATCACCAGGTTGTTCTCGAGGATTTCGAGGGCTTTACGGGTGATCATGTCAATCGTCAGAATACTATTAGACATGTTAGTCCTTTCAAAAAATTAGCGGTTGCGTTGCGCTTCGTACTTTTTCATCTGGCGTGCGCGTTCGGCTTCGATCCACTGCGAGGTAGTCATCGACTTGATTGACCGTGGGTCAGTCGTGTCATGGCTCGGTGAACCTGTTGAACGTGCTGTTACCGGACTAATCGGTGCTGGCGCGTTTGAAGTTTTTTTGACCGGAGGATCGGAGGCCAATTTGGCTTCAATCTTTCCAATCTCTTTGGCCTGCATGAAAGGCGACAATTTGGCAATTCGAGCAGCTTCTTTGACGTTAGATCCCAAGAAGTAAGCTACTTCAGGGCCAACGTCAGAGGCGTAAATCGCTTCAGCCATGACTTCAGTGATTGGCACGTTAGGGTTACGGGCTACTTGATCGTAGTCGTCGTATTTGTCCCTGACCTTTTCCTCACTGTCGGCATAAGCCTCCATGATCTCAGCTTGTTGCTTGGCAGCATCTCGTTGGGCGACAAGTTCTTGGGCTTTCTGAAGGGCTAGTGCTTGCGCATACTCTTCAGGGTCTGTGAAATTGTCTGCAACGGGTGGCGTAGATTTTAAGGTCTGCGCTTCAGCTTGCCTTGCGGCTTGATCTCTTTCCCATTTGCGCTGTTCTCTTGCGAGGCGCTTACCGATCATTGCGTCGATTTCAGCTTGCGTATAAGTTTTTTCCGCTGGCTGGTCTGTCTGCTCTGTCGATACTTCCGGCGAATTAACTTCGGGTTCAGGGGCAGCCGTTGCTTCCTGTTCCGGCGCGGGTACTTCCGCTAAGATTTCATTTTCCATTTTGATTCTCGAAGAATCCCTGGTCTACTGGGCCAGTACAGTTTACATATTACTGCAATTCTTGTTTTGGCGTCAACGCTTCTTTCAACATTCTGAAGAACGCGTCGCGGCCAACTTGGATCTGGTCGACGTTGAACTTGGCTGATGCAAGTTTGCGGTCAAGATCCGCGACATGGTTGAGTAGCGTTTGCTGCTCAGGTGTCATGTCTTCAAATTGGTACTCTACGTCGTCGATTGTCACAGGGGTCTTTTCATTTTTTCCCATGATGTTTCCTTTTGATGTGCTGCCAAAATCAGGTGGCAGCTTCCTGTTTTACACCGCCCAAGGCAGTGGAGGAGTCACCACTGGCGGGTTAACTTGGTTTTGAATTTGTGTGGCAACGGCTGATTCGGTCGTAAATTTGTCTACGCCGTTAGCCCAGATCCAGCCAAGCACTTGCGTTTCAGTTAATTGGCTGTAAGGCGTAAATGTACCTGTGCTAGACAAAGGGATTGAGCAAGTGCTGTACACACTGCCTGTGTAAGTCTGGCCACCAGATACTTGGCTACCAGAGCAACTCCAATGCACGTTAAAAACCACGTCTGTTTCGCCCTCAACTTGAGGATAGCAGTCCATTTGACTGACATCCCAAGTCATTGTAATACTTGTCAAGTTAGTAGTCATGTTAGTCCTTAAATGTTAGCGGCATCGAGTCGTGCCTTGAGTGATTCAATGATTGCTTGTTGTTCTTGCAAAGCCTTGATGAGCATTGGAACAAACACGCTGTATTTGACTGCTTTAGTTGTTGTGCCAAGGTCATTGCCGTCTTTATCTTTGTCAGTTGTTTGCTCAACCATTGCAGGGAATACAGTTTCCAATTCTTGAGCAACAACACCAAGTTGCTTTGCTGTGTCGCCAATCATGTTTTAACTACGAACCTTAACTTGCATCAAGTCAGCAAGTTTTGGTGAAGCATCAACAATGTTTTCTTTTAGTTTGGCATCAGAAATTGCGCCATAACTGTTGTTTGTGTTTTGTACATTTCCACTATCAAGAACTTTAAATCTATAAACGCCACCGCCATTGTTGTAATAACCAATAGCGTTATAAGTTCCATCTGTAGTAGACCTTGTAGATTCAACTAACAAAATATTATTTGTAAATGAAGCGCTAGTATTTGAACCACGCAAAACAGATTGGTCACCTGTTGCAACAACAAAAAATTTAGCGTCTACACTTGTGGTGTTAACTAGCAACTCACCCGCAGAGGTTATTCTGGCTCGTTCTGTGTTGTTAGTGCCAAATATCAAAGAGCCTGTGCTGTACTGTTGCAACACACTCATGTCATACGGGCTATTATTATCAAAATAAATCTGTCCGTAAGTAGTGCCACCGCTTGCAAAGTTAATACCAGTTTTAATTGCACCAGCACCATCAACAGTCAACTGCTTCATTGCAGTACCTGAGTAAGCATGGACTTTTGCAGTAGGCGAACTTGTACCAATACCTACATTGCCACCGCCACTTTGTAACGCAAGGTCGCTATAAGCCGCAAAAGAACTATTGCTAAAACCTTGAATAGTTGCAGTTCCTGCTGAGTTACCAAGCGCAACAATTTGTGCGCCCCCTATTGAACCAAAAGTACCTGAATATGTGTTCCCTGCATCATAAACTTGGAGTTTTACAATAGGCGAACTTGTACCAATACCCAACCCTGTTGAGGTGAGGCGCATTTGTTCTGAGCCGTTTTGGAGAAACGTAACTGGTATGTTTGCTATCCCAGCCAGTTGAAACGCGTTGTCACTTGCTTCAATCCACGCAAGCTGCGTAGCACCATCGTTAGAAAAGTAACGTAGCGTCCCAGAGTTTGCACTAGCCCGACCACGAATCCGCAATCCAGTACCGCCAGAGTTGCTTTG